TGTCCCAATGATAGAACCAACCAACACTGTTGAGTAAAAACCAGAGAAAGAGCAACGCTGCCTGAATCAAGATAAAGTTCCAATTACCTAACGCTTTGACCGCACCATCAGCCAGCCGATCACCCGCGTCATGCGGAAGATGTATATTCATACGCTTCACGCATCTGCTCCAAATTCTGAGAGTGCTAACTTTGCTTCGTGTTCCTCCACCATGCGTTCAAGTTCTGCGGTCTCAATGCCATGTTCACGTAACATCTCAACCGCATACGTGACCAGAAAGAAGGCACTATCTAACAGCTTTTTGAGTTGCTCAAGTTCATTGTCCATCAAGCGTTCCTTTCTTGAAATGCATAAGCAATCCGCTCCTGGGCTATTTCGCAGTACTCTTCTTCTCGTTCAATACCGATGAAATGAAACCCTTCTTTGATAGCTGCAACACAAGAGGTTCCTGAGCCAACAAAAGGATCAAGTATAATGCCATTTTCAGGTGTGCATAGTCTTTGTAGCCATTGTAAAATTTTGACGGGCTTGACCGTGGGATGAAGATTTTTATCGGCCACGCCAAGATTGCGTTCTCTTTTTCTGGCCTTTGCTTCGTAGTAGAATTGATTGTAATAGCGTGATGCAAACATTTTCTCGTCATTATAAGCAGGCGAACTGTATTCTTTTCCTCGTGGAAAGAGATGCGAGGGTGTGTCTTCGTAGTTTTTCTTCTGCATACCATTGCCACCTGCTCTGCGCACTCCAGCCTGTGCATTTAAACGTGCAACAGGGCAATCATCTTCGCAGCACTCTTGCGTACACAAATCGCTATGAATCAAAAGAAAGTTGGCAGGCCAGCGTCCTTTGGGGTGTGTCTCTGCGACAAAATCGTTCTTCAAATACGAGAGACCATCGCTATAGAGACGAGCTCCCTGTTCTAAACATTGCTCTTGCAACGTCCCTATGCCTTTGCTTCCTGCGTAGCTCTTTGGCTGCGCATCTGCTGTATTCTGATAAGGAACGCGACACCCATCAATATTGAGTGCGCCTGTTTTATAGTGTGCAATATTGTGTGCGATGCTGCTAGCAAACGACTTACGAAAAACTAAGACCGGCTCCCATGCTGGTTTCAGAGCACTTCCCCATCCATCACCTGCATTGTGACTTTTTGGGAATCCTTCGCCATACACCCATGAGAGTGTACTGACTGCACCAAATTCACTGGCAAGGGTATCTCTATTTTCAAAGCCAGCCAAGCGGATTGCCATACTCATGAGATCCCAGGTGCGTGTTCCTGCGAATACAAGTAAGTGCGCCCCTGGCTTCATCACACGATAGATTTCTTTCCAGTAGCGCGGCGAGGGACACAGATTATCCCATTCCTTGTTCATGAATCCGAACTTTTGTGCATGTTCTGTCCCATCTTCTCCACGCAACCAGGAAAGAAGAAGTCCAGAAAAATCCTTGACTTCTCCCAGCCCGTAGGGTGGATCAGTGACGCACGAATCGATAGAGTTTGTCTGAAGATGACGTAAGACCTCTAAGCAATCACCATGAATGACCGTATCAAGCATCACTTTGTCCTTCCGGTCTTTTTGGTGGGATCAAACCTTTCTCCGGTTAACTGGCGTTGCATGCGTTCTTCTTCGCGTTCTAAGCGAAAGCGCTGAATACGTTCTATCTCATCACGTGGTGGCAAACATTTCCACATCTGCTGCATACTGTAGTACACAATAGAATAGCGAAACGAATCCTGTTCCAACTGTGTAATGGGCGTCACACCATGCAAAATGTTTTGGCCGTCAAACATGAGCAGCGAATTATTACGCAGTTCAAAGCCCAGGCCGTATTCAGGCACCGCAAGATAGCCACCAAGCACGTTGCGTTTAAGCACAATCATGTTTGACCACACATCACGAAAGTTGCCTGCATCAAAGTGATAAGGGAGAGGATTATTTTTGTTCACGATGCCAGAGGTGAAGACGGATTCGTCAATCTTCCAATTTTCTAGCACTTTTTCGGTCATCTCCATGTGTTGTTGATAGAGCAGCGGCGCAAATTCTTGGTAGTAGTGCGCAACTTTGGCCGCATAACTCACAATGATGTCATGCTCATCAGGATGTTCTACATAACAACTCGTGGCAGTGCAGTAATCACGACGCAGCGTGTTGCGTGGCAAAAAGCCAACGGTGCGTGATTGAGCCATCATGCCACCTGTGCGTATCTCCAGCTTGTAGTCAATCGTTTGCAGTGCTTTGATCAGCGCGCTGTTATCTTCTTGTAAGAGGAGATAGACAATCTTTGGCTCAGCATTCCCTGGCTCATAGATCACTGTTGGTTCGCTGATCAGCGTGTCATAGTCTTCTTCTTGCGCATGACGCAATTTGTACTGCGAAAGATCAAGTTGCTTTTTTGTTGCAATCCTAGTGTAAAGATCTGCCATACGCACCTTCCCTGTACGGGTTTTCCATCCCCAAATCAATGCCCTGCTCTTCTAAGTAGCGCGCCAAAAAGAATGCGAGCACATCTGGATTTGCTTTGAGCTCTTCACGGGCGCGTACTTCGCGCAGGCCACTCACCATCCAGGCAAATTCGGAAGGGGAACAAATGAGCACAATTTGCCGAATAAGCCCATTTTCAAATTGCTCACGATTTTTGCTTGGAACACCTCGATAGACCGGTGGTGGAATATCTTCAACGACCCGTGGCAAATAGGGGGCCAGTGGTGCTTCTTCACCATCATCCTCGTCTTCTTGCTCTTCTGAAATCACAGAGAGATAGGAAGGTGTCACAGCAGGACGTACCATTTCAGGCAGCGCTTCAACAGTTTTTGGAATACTTGCGAGCAAGGTTTGCAACTCTTGTTCTGAAGAGCCCAGTGCATTCAGATCAAAACCGGCTTCATTTTGTTCACGAAGTAATTGCAAAAACATCGTTTGGTCTACGTTTTGCTCATTATGAAGTCGGTTATCGGCCACTAGATAGGCTTCCACTTCACGCGGTGACCAGTTCTTCGGCAAAATGTCGGCACGTAACTCATCCCACTGGAGATAGAGTGCCGCCTCGACCACACCATGACCGGCAACCAGCAAATAGCGCTCATCGTCTTGCTCCTGGCACACAATAGAGCGTACCTGTCCGAAGCGCTTGAGACTGGCTGCAAGGCGCACAATATCCGCATTGGTATGGATTTTATAGTTTTTAGGATGTGCTCGCACTGCGGCAAGCGGAACAATCTTATTCGTTTTGAAGTGCATCTTCTCTTCCTCGGTGCGCAGTGAATTAATTATTTTTTCACGCTCTTCTCTTTTTTATTTTTTAAAAATAATTATTTATTTCTTTTCGCATTTACACTGTTGGAAGAAGGGGAAGCGCAACTCAGACTGCGAAACAAAGCTATGAAATACCAGTGCCCCGCCACAGCGTGTACAGATCAGGGCACACCAACCATGTGCAACATAGAAGAGCCGATCCCCTTGATGATAAATTCTGACTTCGCTATGCTTTTCGGTCAGTTCTCGCATACTCATCCTAGCCTCGTGATATCCACCAATGATAAGAGGACACGAAAACGCTCTGTGTCATCGGGCGCAACAATATGGCGCATGAGCCGTTCATAGCGTTCTTTTATTTCTGGTGTAACACGCAAACGAATATACACTTCTTCTTTGGTTTCAAAAAAGATTTCCTGCTGTTCTAGCTTTGGCATACGGCTATTTTGTAACAGCTTTTGTAGCTCACCATCATCGTAGCCTACAGAGAAGAGGTCAAACCCTTGCTGCTCTTGCAAGAGGTCAAGGAGCGCTACTTCATCATCTTCTGCCAGTTGGCTCAGGCGATTATCTGCTACCATGATTGCATTGATTTCAGTCGGTGCAAGATCTGGTGGCAAAATATCGATGTGTACCTCCTGTGCCCCTTCAGCACGCATTGCCTCCACCATTCCGTGTCCAGCTACAATAAGGTAGGTATTGGGCGCGCCTTGCTGCACAACAATACTACGGAATTGTCCAAAACGCCGGTAACTGGCTTGTAAGTGTTTCATCTGTTTGGCTGGATGATGGCGATAATTGCCAGGGTGCGGATGTAGTTGCGTGAGGGCAACCCGTTTATTGGTGATCATGTTGCACCTTCTCAATGGTACTTTGTAATCGTTTTTCCTCACGCTCGGTACGCTTCTGGCGAATGCGTTGCATTTCTTGCCCAAGAGGCAAACATTTCCACATACTTTGCAGTGAATAGTACACAATAGAGTAGCGATAGCCATCAGGGCGCGTTTGTGCAATAGGGGTTACCCCATGCAACAGGTTTTGTCCATCGAACATGACCAGTGAATTATTTTTAACAGCAATGCCAAAGTTATATTCAGGAACCGACAAAAGACCACCACTGGTTCCTGCGCGAAAGACCAGCATATTTGACCAGACGTGTTTGAAGTTTCCTGCATCAAAGTGATACGCCAGTGGGTTGTTTTTATTAATAATGCCAGAAGTAAAGACAGAGCGCTCAAGTGTCCAGTCTGGCAACACTTTTTCCACCTGCTGTTCGTGGTAACTATAGAGCTCTGGATTGTAGCGCTCGTAATAGGTTGCAACACGCTTTGCGTAGGACGTAATCAGGGCATGCGCCTGCGCACTATCGCGAGCCAGAGAAGAAACGGTACAAAAATCATCACGAATGGTGATGCGTGGACGAAAACCAAAGATACGACTTCGCGTCTTCATTCCACTGGTGCGCTCTTGCTCACGATACTCAATGCGCTTCAGGCAGTCAGTGATTGCACGACAATCATCATCGAGCTCTAGGTAGACAATAGAGACGCGTCCACTTTCTGCGTCGCGCACCACTGTAGACGTTTCAATGCGTTCTGCAAAGTCGGCTTCTGTGGCACTACGGAAGCGATAGGATTGCAAATCAATGACACCGCGTGTGCGTGTCATCACCTGTGGCTCTTGCATTACGCCTCCACTGGCATTGGCTCAAGGGCATGTTCTTTGGCATAGAGCCGTAAGAACTCAGTAAAGACATCCGTATTGGTATCCAGTTGCCATTTTGCCCTGGCCTGTGAAAGGACATTCATCACCCAAATATATTCCTCTTGTGAATAAATCAGCACAATCTGGCGAATAGTTGTGGTGTTATAGGTATGTAAGAAGTCTTGTGGAGTGGTGCCAATAATTTGTTCGGGGGCCGCAAAGACGGTGGTTCCTTTTTCGTCAGAAGTGGCAACGGTTCCTGGTGCATACACAGGGCTATAAGGTGCTGGCGTAAAAAGTGGATTATGCGGGGCTGGAGGACCATCATCCTCTTCCTCAATATATTCTTGATTGACACGCATGGACTCACGAATAGCGCTTTGCGCTTCTTCTTGTCCACCAAAGGCCATTTCCTCTAGCATACGTGCCATATCTTGCTCAGAAGTTCCTAGCGACAAAAGGTCAGCACCAATGGTAGCTTGCTCACGGAGTAGCGCGAGTAACTTCTCTTGATCATCGTGGCCTGCGTCGCTGAGCTTATTGTCAGCAACCAGATAGCCAGAGACCATGCTGTCGTCCCAGGACGCAGGCAAGAGATCCGCACGTAGCTCTTGATAACCTAAACGGCGTGCCGCTTCGAAGACGCCATGACCAGCGACCAGCAAATAGGTACCATCAGGCTGTTCTTGACACACGATACTTCTGCCTTGTCCAAAGCGGGTGAGGCTAGAAGCAATATTGCGTAGTTGTGTTTCGGTATGGACACGATAATTCTTGGGATTTGGACGCACCGCAGAGAGGGCAATGCGATGGTTTTCTTTCAGCATTTCTATCATAAAAACTCCTCAAAATGACAAAGCCAGAGATAAGTGGATGTTTTTCTCTACTGAAAATTTGAGGAATTTTGTATAGGAGGATTGCTGTTAGTATAGCATACCTAAGAAATAAACAAAAGAGAAAGAAGTGTTTCTACATTGCGCCGCAACTGTGTTGGAGTATCATTACGCAGGTGATAGCTTGGAATGGTGTGCTGATAGGCGAGAAAGACGTTGTTGATTTGGGTCTGGATACCTTTCACCCAACTCTCACTCTGGTTCCCTCTGGCCTTTCTCCGCAGCAATGCGGCCTCGCTACACAGTTCCACGAGCGTCACTTTCCCAGGAAAATTGGTTGAGAATAATTCAATACAAGAGCGCGTAAAGATGCGGCTTCCTTCAGCCAGCAACGTGTACTCTTCGAAAAAAGGATGCTGTAGCTTCTCGCACAGCGCTGGAATATCGCACAGCAGCGCGGTCGAGAGACGATCTGTCCCTGCAAAGACTTCGTTCTCTGCGTAGAGCCCAAGAAGAAGTACACGCGTCGAGGGATAGAGCTGCCCACGAACTGTACCACAACGAAACTGTGTACTGGCACAGGGGCCAAGGGCCGGAAGCAAACTGCGCACTGTGGTGGTTTTGCCAACTCCAGGCGCGCCGCCAAGAAAAACAAACGCTTTCACAAAAAACTCCAAGAAGAAGATAGATGTTTGGTGTTTTTTGTGAAGATGAATATTTTTTTCTCTAACCCCTCTATAGAACCAGTCTTATACAAGAGTAATAACAATCTAAGAAGATATATTACTTCTCTCAGTCTTACTCATATACCAGTCTTTAGAAGAGTAAGTAAGTATAGTAATAACTATATATCTTCTATAGTATATAGTCTTTCTTTTTTTTCGGCGCTCTATAAGCTATATTCTCCAAAAATCAGGACTTTATAAGAAAATCGAGACCAATTTTCACCAGTTTTGGGCGCATTTTCAAAACTCTCAGGAAAGTCGCATCTAGTCCTCCCAACGTAATTTCCAAACGTTCATACGACTTTTCTTTCCTTGTACCGTGGCCGAAAGGACAAAGCCCTGCGCACGATAGAATTTGTTGGCGTCAATGGTTTCAATCGCTTTGAGACTCACACAATGTTTTCCTGCCTGATGCGCGGCAAGAACGGTACGTGCTACCAGCATGTTTCCAATACCTTTGCGACGAGTATTTTGATCGACACAAAGATAGGAAAGCGTGGTTTGTTCGTCACGACGATGGTGAAAGAGCACAAAGCCCACCAGTTTTTCTTCTTCCCAGGCCGTAATAAGACTTTCATGCTTTATTGCTTCAAAGTATTGTGGGTAGAGAATAAAGCCAAGCTCTTTTTTACTGGCAGAAGCAAGACGCGCAAGCAAAGGAACGTCTTCGTCACACGCGGGGCGTAGCGCAATCATATGAGACTCCTCAATTGACTACAGAGCAGCGGTGCCATGCGTACTCCAGAGCCACCCATCGCAGGAGCATAATAGATGTCATCTTGTTTGTAGAGTTGTTTTTTGAGTGCCATTGCTGGCCTCCATCCTTCTATCAGGGGTTGCTCTTCTTCCGCAACCAGGACAAGATCACCGGTAAGCCGCGCAAAAAGTTCTTTCCAGAGCGCATACTTTGGCTCCATGCTGTAGCCTTTCAGTTTCTTTTGCGAGAGGGTAGAACTGCCTGCATAGTGATAGGGGGTATTCGGCACAAGATTGGCATAGGCAAACTGAAAACGATTCTCTCGTAAATAAAAGGTTGGCCGCGCTGGTGAGGCAATAAGCACTTCTTCAGAGACCAATAACTTTACTTTGCGTGACCAGCCCCATACATAGTGATCGGCAATGCGAAAGCCATGTGAAATGATCTGTTGTGCGCCAGTAGGCACATCGTCAGTGCGCCGTTCGGCAAAAAAGAGCCGACTTTGCTCAACAAAGCGCTGAACATTGAAGTGATAACTTGGATACGCACCAAGATAGAGAGGTCCGATATGGGTGAGAATATCATATTTGGCTCCATGTGGCGGATGTTTACTGGAAAACCAGAATGCGCCATTTTCACTCAGGCGTCCCAGGTGTGCCGTCCAGGGTGCGCCTCGCTGGTGCCACTTTGACCAGCCATGGTAGGCTCGCATCTCTTCTGGCTCTCCGCTTGGATAGATGAGCCCTGTACTGGCTTTCCAGGCAACATGTTCCGCATCGATATCGTTCCAGGTAAATGCTTTTTTTGCGGCGAAGAGTTCCCAGGCAAAAAAGGCACCAAGAACGCCCATGCCATGTAAATGATAGTGTGTCATCGAAGAAGTAAGACTCCTGTCTTTTTATAGAGTGTTTTGCGCACGCGGTCTGGCCCATTCCAGCCATGCACTTCTCCCAGGTAGGCATCAGGGAACAACTCAGCGCGTAAACTAAAAAGCTCTTTAGCTTCTAGTGGAGAAAGCGTGTAAAGTTGCGCAAGCATTTGATCAATATCATGACCGATATAATAGCGTCCTTCATAGACGGCGTGAAAGTCACAGAGCATTGTTTCCAATTGTGCAATATGCAGCACGATATCATGTTTGTGTACACGGCGTAACAAATCTTCTCCTTGCTCGTCAAGTATGCGTACTGCCTGTGGGGTGTTACCAACAACGGTGGGATAAAAGAGAGCAAGTCCTTGTCGTGGGCCACTAGAAAACTCATTGCCCATATTGGGTGCAACGAGCGGATAGTGATGCACACTCATGAGTATTTCACAGGTCTTATATGCAGCCCAGCGGCCATTGCCCCAAAAGCGTTGCAGGCGATCTGTGAGCGTTTGCCAGTTTGCATAGGGATCGCTACGGGACAATCCTTCTTGAAAAAAGGCCGTGAGACTTTCATAGGGGCGCGTGATTTCCTGCACAGAGAGCAGGTGCTTGCTGATAGTGCCGCCACGAAAGCCACGCCGTTCGGTCGCACAGGAGAGCCGCGCAAACTGCGCAGGCAGCGCACTGCGCACAGGAGTGTGAGGGTAGACGCGTGTTACAGAACCAAGATGATAATAGCTGACGTAGAGTAGCGTATGCCAGAGCGCTTCTTCAGGAGTGAAGTGGCTGTAGAGTCGTTCAAGAAGTGGGTACACCGGATCAACATCTTTGGTAAGCAACTGGGCATGACAAAAGGAAAGGAAATCTTGAAAAAGTTTATCTTCTGAAAAGAACATTGGATATTTCACTTTCTAGCAGCGCGGAGAAGAGCGTAGCAGGGTTTGCCCACCATCGCCTGAGTATTTCACGCTTTGAAGAGGACAAACCCTGAAAACGCTTCTTATTGTGAAGGAAGCTGTACCGCAGGAGGATTGCCTGGAACACTAGGGATCACTCCTGTTGTGCCACTAGGCAGTGTTCCCTTGCCACCCACATCTTTCCAGAAACGTTGCTCGGCTGTTTCTACAACGGGCTCTGCGGCAATGATAACTGGAGTTGCGTCAGGGACATTGACTCGCAGGTAATGCAGCGCGCCATTGATAAAGGAGAAAACAGCAAGCGTTGCGCCTTGCGTGACAATCAGTTTGATATCGTTGCTGTTTGGGGCAAGCAGGAGTGTTCCAATGGCCTCCAAGAAAACGATAGCAGCGCTGATAGCAAGCTGTAAAAATGTGTGGATGAGTGCGGCCTTTTGAGCAGAAGACATATGCATCCCTTTCTTCATACAAATGAAAAAGTATCATGTTTTTTCTATGAAGATTTAGGATATGTTCCTCAGTATACCGGACTTCAAGAAGAGGTGCAAGAGTGGGTCAAAAACCATGCTCTTTTGCTTGGCGCACATCCTCTTCGCTATAAACAAAGGTTCCGGTAATTGTTGGATGCTGTTCACTATACTTTTTCATCAGCCGATCCATCGCTTTGCGTGCGATTTTATATGCTCTTGGTGTCGCGCCAGGATCATATAAGACTTTTCGCAATCGTGCCTGTTCTTCAAGAAATTCACGGTCGTTCATCAGGTTCTCCTCTTTTTAGTACTTTTTGTTTTGAGTATAGCAGCCGTGTCCTCCATCCCAGTTTTGAGTTTTCTCCAAAGTGGCTCTGATTTTATAATAGGATGGAAATTGGACAATATAGTAAATGAGATACGAAAAAAGTGCTAAAAAAAGAAAGTGAGACGGCTGTGAGCTGTACTGAAATTTACGTTGAACGAAAAAATGGAGATGTTGAACACTACGGTGATGCCCATAACGCCTGGGGTGGAGCGATGCATATCTGGATGACACTTAAAGAGCACTACGCCATCAGTGGTCGTGATCTCTTTGGTGGCTTTGAAGCGCTCTGGAGTCGCATTCAGGAATACGCACCAATGGATCAGTGGGTGCTGGCCTCCACCTTTGATGGAATGATCATTCCTGTCGAGACACTGGGCATTTTCCTTGGGCATCTCAAGAACTTCATCAAAGCGCATCCAACGGACACCTTAAAAGAAGAGTTGAGCATTCTCACGCGAGCGCTTAGTGACACAGAGGTGGTAGGCGTGTGCTTCAATCAGACCAGTGTCAATAGTAATCCCTGGTATGTCTACAATTCTGAAGAAGACGAAGGACGACCATACAATACGCAGCAGGACAGCGACCATCAGCGTTTAACGCCGGACTACTTTACTACTTCTGAAAATACCTAGAAAATTATTGACTTTTCCCGTGAAAACGGGTATACTGAGAGTACGGTGAGTGCTGTACTCTCCAGGTTGCAAGAGAGAAAAAAGATGTTTGAAAGCAATATGCACAGAGTGTACGGCGATGCCTACACCATCAGCGCCTCCTACCAATTGCAGGAAGATGGTCTCTATGTACATGATCTGGACAAAGATGGCATACGACTCCTTTCTAGTGTGGAGATATCCACCATCAATACCTATCTGGATACGCATGTACGCGCCAAAGATTCTGTCAACGACATCGCTTTTATGGGAAACCTTTCAGGCTACGCATATCAGAAACTTCGCTTAGAGCAGACGCAAGCAGACATGCCAGAGGTTGTAGCGGGGCGCTGGATTGTGACGTGGCCGTATCTTACCAGAACTCCCACGTCAGGCAGTCTTGCGGTGCGCCACGATCTTTTTTACGATTGGGTATGTGTACTCAAAGCCAGCAAGCCACAAGAAATTTTAGAGTATCTTGCAACGCATCTCTTACTCGATGAGCTGATTACCTTTCAGGAAGAGGAGGACGCCGTCTACGATTACCCGTCATTTCACAAAGAGATACGAAGCAGGGAAAGAGAACGGCGCGTACAACGAAACGGCACTATCTTATGAGTGATTACTACAAC